CTACCGTAGTCCAGTTGCCGTTGGTAAATGTAGTGCCAACAACTGTTGTAGCAGTCATAGTTGTTGCGGCTACTGTAGATGCTGTTGATGCGCCAATAGGCGTACCGTTAATTGATCCACCAGTAATGGTTGCGGCTGCGCTAGAAAAAGTAGTCCCAGAGATAGATCCACCAGTAATAACTGGGGATGTAAATGTGCCACCACTTACTGTTGCGCCAGTAATAGATCCGCCCGTAATAACAGAAGCAGTCATGGTGTAAGTGCCGCCTCTAATACCATCTCCGCAATCACGAATCTGCGCCATCATATCACGCAAAGTATCGTTTACTGCTGAAGGCAACATTCCCTCTGGTGCGCCATCAGGAGGCGTAGCATTATTATTGGCTGGTGTAAGGGAGTATTTAGTATATGCCATGATTTTCCTTGATTATGTCTATTCTACTTGGTTTTCTGTTGCTAATAAACCACGCAAGCCTGTTACTGGAACATTCTGAGTTCTTGGTTGCAATTGTGGTGGTGCGCCTAAACGCATTTGTTCCATTAAATTTTCAATTGCGCTTCTACGCAAATCCGTAGCGGCTACCCTTGAGCCTGCTGCTCCAATCGCCAATGGAATTCCTATCATTGGACTTAGAATTGAGCCTGCTCCGGCAATAGCACCTGTTATTGGGCCAGTAGGCGCAAATCTGCCATAGAACTTTAAAAGATTCTGTACTGTTCCACCTTTTGCGGCATTAGTAATGGCTTCTTGTTCTTCTTTTGTAAACAAGCGCATTTTTTTGTCATTTTTGGCTAATTGGCGTAATTGTTGTGCCATTGAGTTTTCTTCGCCTGATGCCACAAACTTAGACTTATCTAGCTCTGCGTTTCTTAGCATATCCTCAAAAACTTCGGATTTTTTTAATTTACCGTAAGTTGTTCTGGCCTCTTTCCATGTGCCGATAGCCTCTTTACTGCCACCAATAACTGAAGAATCAGGAGCTTTTAGAATGTAATCGTCAAACTCATCCACCAAAATAGACGCCAGCCTACGCTCTGCTGGGTCTGCGCTTGCTTGTGCGCCCTTAATCATTTTGCGTAATGATTGAAGTTCTACAAAATCTTTTGGTGTAGTACGGCTTTGCAACTCATCTAATGCGGATGCAATTTTAGGATAAGCCTTAGCGGTATATCCTTCCTCTCGCAAATTGCGACCAATGCGATCCATGTCAGTTACAAACTTTTGAGAATCCAATAAAACGCCAGACTCTTTTGCCTTTGCAAACAAACGGCTAGATTCTTCTGCTAACTGTTCTTGTGTCAATGTTTTAGTAACTGGCTTACGAGTAAGTGCTGTGCCGCCTGCTGCGCCAGTTAATACTCCTGCCGCCATACCTGCTAATGGGCTTCCTGTTGCCTCTGTTACATATTGTGCTGCTCCTGCTGCTGGGGCTGATACAACAGTTTGAGCTACAGGAGCTTGTGCTAAACGGCCTGATATTTCTCGCACCGCTTGGCTTGTTGCTTGCGTACCTAATCGAGCTAATGCAGGTAACTGAGCTAATGTAGAGCCAACCGCTCCACTTCCAGCCTCTAACATACGCTCACCACGACTTTCGGGTTGAGCTAGTCCAGCTTGTGTCATGTATTGCGATGCAACTTGACTTGGCATAGGAAGTTGATAGCCTTGTGTTGGCTGTACACCCATCTGACCACGAATAGCGTTTTCTACTGCGGTATTGCCTTTACCAAGCATATTAATAAAACTATTTAAAGCATCTCCTACAGGAAGCGCCATAGATCCTAACAAAGCGCCTCCTGGGCCGCCAATTGCACCGCCCAATGCAGCGCCAGTTACCGCAGGAGCAGCGCCCCTAGTAACGATCTCTGCGGCTCTTTGCATAGTGCCTTTTTTAGGCGCTTCGCCACCAGCGTCATCGTACAGTTTTTTAGCGGCTTTATTGATTTCCGCTTCAGACATTGAATCTGGAAACTCAACTTGCCCGACTTTTGGAATGTCAATAATCATTATTCAACCTTACCTGTAGCTGGATTGTATTTTTTAATCCCAGTAGTTGGCGCTGGCATCCGATTTACTTGATAAAACGGAATAAGTTGCGCTGTTGTTGGGTCACTTTCTAAAGTTTTTAATTTACGGTTATATTCTGTTAGCGTAAACTCTGCTGCCCGCTTGGATGCGTTTGCAATTTGCTTAATTTCTGCTGGCGTTAATGAGTCAATATCACCAGAGAACGCTCTTTCAGCTAACTTGCCTTCGGATTCAGTAATAGCGCCTTCGCCACGCATAGACTTACGACCTTGTAGCGTAAGTTCTGCAAATCCACGAATAGCTTGGCGAGTATTGGCAATGGTTTCTGCCGTATCTTTACCAGTTACCCCTAAAACTGAGCCAATTTGAGCCAACTTTAACTGTGGACTAGCTGCTGGGCCTGCAATAACCTTGTTGGTGTCTACTGCTTGAATAACACGGTCTGCCGCATCAATTTGAGAGTTAGCGCCTTGTGCTTGGATTTGTGCATCTTTTAGCATTGGCCCAATCTGAGCAGCAATTCCTTTGTCCATTGCTACATTAACATTAGTGGATGGTGTTCCAGACTTAATAAAATCAGTAAATCCACCTTTGTAGCCTTGGCTTACAGCAAACTCATACTCTTTTACTTTTGCTGGAGTTGTATCTTTTGTGGCTGTTAGCTCAATAAACTTAGCTGGGTCTGCTTGGCGCAAATAGTCCATTGCAGCACGATTGGCGGCAGCAGGGTTTACCGTTTCTACTGTAGGAAGATTGCCACGCAATGCACCAATTGTTTCTTGAGTAGCCATATCGCCACCAAACTCAGGGCGCATAAGCATTTCTAATTGTGATCCTTGGCCTTGCGCCATTGGAATAGTTTGTGGTGCAGTAGTTGTTGCGGCAGAGATAGCTTTTTCGTATTTAGCCCGAGCGTCTTGTTTGCGCTTGTTTTCCTCTAGCTGTTGTGCGGCTATCATTTGTTTTAGGGTAGTGTCAAACGATGACTGATAACCACCGTAACCTGCCCCTAATGCACCTGCCAAGGCTTGACCTGTGCTGATTGGCCTCATTTGTGGGCCTGATGCGCCTAACAAAGCGATTAACGCACCAATTCCACCTTGAGCTAATGCGTTTTGTTGCATTGTTTTAGTCTGCTCTGGTGACATTGCACCAGAATAGTTTGGGGCTGCACCAAACAACGATTGAATAAACTCATCCATATTCTTATCCTAAAAGAGATGTTTTGCGTTGCGCTGATCTTGGCGATAAAAGAGCCAATAAACCAGAATAATCTACTGCGCCACCTGGCATTTGTTGTCTAGCAACTTGTTGCTGGTATGGGTTTTGTTGCATTGGCATTGCGCTTCCTAGCAATCCTCTTGCCATGTTTGCGCCTAGCATTGTCTTTTGCATAGTAGACATACCGCCACCATACTTTTTAAGGGCTTCCTGTCCAGCCGACTTTATTTGTGCATCCATTCCGGCAACTTCGCTTGGCAAGGTATTGGCAGGAATTACATTGCCTTCTGGAGTAACCATTGCTTCAGTAGAATAATCCGTAATAGGTGCGCCACTACTTGCAGCAGTAGCTAAAGCAGTACCACCTAAATCAGCGCCATAAGCATAAGCAAGGTTTTGAGCAATAGCAGCCTCAGACAAACCGCTTACAGCAAGTGCAGCAGCATCAGCCGCTACAAAAGACTCTACCCCAGCCATAGCTAGGTTTTGAGCAATTGCCGCCTCTGAAAGCCCACTAGCCGCTAATCCTGCGGCATCAGCAGCAACAAATCCACCAGCAGTAGATCCAGCGCCAGCGCCCATAGCTCCAATAGCATAAGGGGCAGCAGCCGCAGCCGCAGCAAGTCCTACCGTTTTCCAACCGCCAGGTATCTCACGCCCTACAAACTTATCTACATCAGCCAAGCCTCTGCCAATAGCAGGGCCAGGATCAATGTCGGCTAAAGCGCCTAATACGCCGCCGCCACTACCGTCTGTTCCAAGCCCTTTAGAAATAGGGTCTGTAATTGCACTAATAGGATTGCTGCTCATAATTTGTATTCCACTAATATTTGTTTATTTTCAAATCCAATTCGCTTCCAAAGTCTTGCGACAGATTCCCTAGCGCATCCCTGTATTTTAGTAGCGCCTGATGCTTTTAACAAACTCTTAAACGCAGCAAAAGCCTCTTTATCGCTTATAAATCTACCGCCAATCGCTGTTACAAAAGCTATGCGATTATTTGGCATATCAGAAAACGCTACTGAAATACATCCTGCTATTTTGTTCTCACGCTCTACAACATATAAAATCCATTGCCGATTAGTTAAAAACACTTTTAACTGATCTATGTTGAAATCCTCTACTCCGCTTAACTCTAAGGCTGGTTGCAAATACCCTTTTATTACATCCCAATGTAATTGTATGTAATCTACATTTAAAGGGTAAACCCTCATTAGAATCCGTAACCTAATAAACCACCAATTGCTGCGCCTGCGGCTGGGGCGGCAAAACCACCACCAAAGCTGCCGATGCTTGGGAACGCTTGACCAAGAGCATAACCACCTAAACCTCCAGCTAAACCGCCAGCTAAAGCGCCTGTTGTTCGGTTTGTGGATTGTGGCAACTGCTGCGCTTGTGTACCGTAGCTACCCAAAGGCGAACCGTAAACCGATGACAAGTAGCCAGATAACTGCTCGTATGGCAAGCGCTGTTCGTAGGCATAACGAGTCATTTGCTCTTGTAATGGTTGTGCTGCAATAGCTTCTTGCTGTGCGCCAACTTGTGCAAGTTGCTGTGCAGGCAAGAATTGCTGACCGTAAATAGATGGCGCTGCTTGTGCCAAGTTTGCCAAACCCATTTGGGCTTGCTGTTGTAGCCCACGCTCGGCTTGGAATTGTGTTCCAGCCAAGTTAGCCGTTACATCGCCTAATGCACGACCATAGGACTCTGATACCTGTCCTAAAGCCCGTTCCATAGAGCCAGAACCTAAACGACCTGATTTGGAGTAAAGGCTTGAAACTCCTGGCAATACTTGTTCGCTAAATGCTTGTTGCAATGGGCGTGTAGCCGCCTGCATCATTGCTTGCTGATAAGGGTTTCCTTGCAAGAATCCACCGCCTGCTGTTTCACTCAATCCACCTGCTGACTGCAAAAAAGCGCCTTGACCAACCGCTAAAGCAGGAGATGCACTACGAGCAATTTGCTCTTGAGCTGCTAAAGCCTCTCTGCTTGCTTGGCTTGGATCTACATAAGTTTGCCCAGGAAAGAAGCTAGGCTGTTGGCGCAGGAAAATCTCTTGAGCTTGTTTAAGACCTTCTGTAAGGAATGGGCGAATAGTTGCATCAATTTGAGATGCGTTAGCAGCAGGCTCTCCAGGCGTAATTGGCGCACTAGGCAAAAATCTAGGCGCTTGACCAGCTTGGTATGGCGCTGGAGTTGTGGTTTGAGTTGTGCTTGGCGTTGTGGATGGAATTCCACCAAAAGCCGACATTGCTGGGCCAATCATATTTCCTGTGCCTGCCATAATATTTTCCTTTATCCTACGATTACATATTTATAAGTTTTGTTTGCCGTACTGTTGGCAAAATGAGAAACTACTGCACTACCATTTGTTTGTGAACTAATATATACATTACTAAACGACAATGGCGCTATATATTGAACCGTTGTAATTACTGCTGGTATAGCTGGTCTAGGTATAACGGTATCTGCCGCATAATGCTCTAGCGATACATCCGTACTGCTTGTTGTACCAGCAATCTCTACATATTGACCAGCCTGCATTTCAATAAATGTATTTACTGTTCCAATAACATGGCTTGGAACTCCAGCACTTTTACGAGCAGGAATATCGAATCGACTTGCTGATCTTGGAACATCTGTCCCATTTAACCTAAACCAAACATCTGCATACTCAGGAGAATTAGCAAGGTTTGCTAACTGCAACGAAAACTGAACATTGTAGATGCCGTAGTTTCTGACATTGAGCCTAGAGCTATTTGACAAAAACACGCCACTTGCTATTTCTGTCGTGTCATATACAACTACTGCTGTAGAGCCTACGCTTGGTGACAATTGGTCAGAGTTATTAGTAAAACAACCGTATGGCGCTGCATCTGCTTCTGCTGCATCAGACGATGGAATAAGCAGAATGGTGCTATCTATGCCAATTCGAGCATCTGTAAGGGTAGTAGTTGTTGCGTTTCCAGTTGCTAATGTAACTGTGCCGGTATTGTTGGTTTTGCCATCCATAATGCCATTAACGATTTCAGCGACAGAACGCTGATCTCCACCAAAAGGCGGTAATCGTCTAAACATTATCGAGTTCCTAGTCCATTTAAGTCTATATCAGTTCCAACCGCAGAAGTCCAGCTACCTGTAGGTGTTAATTGTAACCTATGGTATCTACCTACGCCACGGATACTTACACGGTTTTCTGAGTCGGCAACGACTTGCGCTGGAAAGTTAATCTGTTGATTTAACAATCTACGAGAAAACAGGGAAACATTAGCCGAACCATTATCTACAATGGGTTTAGCCATCGTAATTGCTGATGTTGCTCCTGGCACTTCAATATCCCCAGTTTCCATAATAGCTGTAGAGTTTCCGCCAGAAAAACTAATAATTTTGGCATCTTTAACGCCAGCTAATTGAGCCTTACCATTTAACCAAATTCGATCATCAAAACTAGATAAAATTGTTTCCAAATTACCAAACAAATCCGTACCCTCTAGCGTTACAGAAGGAGTTGCTGAGGTAGCAATTCTACTAACCGATGCTAATCCGCTAGTCCATTTTTGAGTCTGGAAATTGTAGATTAACAAGGAATCAGGCGTTGCCGAACTATTAGAGGCATAAGACCAAATAATGAGCTTCCTAGCTGGATCTACTGCTGATGACATTAGCGAGAGCAAGCCCTCATCTGCATCATCAAAGAAATAGCGATTAACCTTTTCGTTACCAATAGGGATAATGTTTTGCCCATCGCAAGCATAGAAACCGTCATCTCCTAAGAAGAATGTAGTTCCAGCGTACTGCACAACGGAGTTTGCCTCATAACAGCCTAAGTTACGGCTAATGTTGTCAAACTGGAATACCAATGGGCTTCCAACATACGACATACGGTGGATAGACCTGTCCATTAGAACTAGGCCAAACTCGCCACCAGTAATTCCTACAACAGCGCCACCGTCAGGAATATCTTGAAAATCGGCCTGCGTAGTGGCAGAGCCAGTCCAAGACGATTCATCGCCCAATGCAGACCATTGCACTCGATTGGGGTATGGTG